AGTCTTAGCAACAATAGCTTCAGAAGCTAGGGATACGTTGATCTCTGGGATAGCAGGAGTAGTGTCTCCAGCACCGCCAGTGAATTCGAAGTCACCTCTCGTGTTGTCAGTAGGCTGCTTGTGGTACATAACTGATCCTGTGATCTCGGCAGTTACGGTAAGGGCAGAACCAGATACTACGAAGATAACGTTGTTACCAGATACAGTAGTAAGTTCTGGGTTAGTAGTTACGTCGGTTGAACCAGAAATCAGGCGGAAAGCTCTTGCACCTTTTAGATCAGCAGAAAGACCACTCATACTAACAGTTACAGTCTTGTATGAAGCAGGCAGAATGCCGTCTTGATAAGCGATAGAAGCTGAAGTAGCAGCACCAGTAGACTGAGTGATAGCTAAAGAAGCTGAGTTGATGGTGTATCCAAAGCGACCGGCACCGTAAAGGCCTCCAGCTACTTCAGTGTCAACGCCGATTTTGCTGTTGGCAGTTGATACGTTACCGTACATATTGCTGTCGGCAGTAAAGCCGTTAGCATTGTTACCGTACTTAAAGTCAAGGTAGAAAACCAGACCTGAAGGAAGGTTCATAGGCTGTACAGATACGAAATCTTTAGCAGCGATTTGAGCGAATACCTTTCTTACAAGTGGCAAAGCTACACCAGCCCACTGCTCAGCATTACCTGTAGCAGTACCGATGGCACCGCCTCCGGTAGCGTTAGCTTCCTTGATGATTTGCTTGGCTTGGTTTTCAAGCACCATAGCCATGTTGTTCTTGTCGATGTCGTTTGATAGACCCTCAAGAAGACCGGTTGCAGACCACTTGTCAGCGAGTCTACCGGCGTCAGCTTGCAAAGACTTAAAGCCTTGAGCTGATTCGTTTAAAAGAGTGTTTAATTCCATTTTGAAATTTTTATATGTTATTTAATAATTCCTGCAAGTTTTTGCATACGCAATACAGCCTGGTTAGTTTCTGTGATTACTCCTGGTTTGGTAGAGATTCCTGCAGCAGCAGAGGCAAAGCCCTTGGCTTCCCTCACTACTTCTTTCTTACCTACAGAAGAAACATTTTCACTAACTGTTTCGTATACTAGCTTCACTTCCTTCACTGTCTCGGCTTTATCAAAAGCAGCAATGACGCTGGCTTTCTGCGATTCAGATAGGTTGCTGGCTTTAAAAACTTTATTGACGTAGAGTAACTTAGCGTTAAGCAAGTTAGTCTCGTTTAAATCGTTTCGAAGAGTTTCGATGGTTGATAGAGCTTCCATAAGGTCGTCGGCAGTAGGAGCTTCTTCGCCAGCTTTCGCTGCGTCTTTTGCTCCGCCTCTGATTTTTTGAACGATCTTTTCAACTCCCATTCCGGCAGCAGCAAGAGCGGGAACAGCTGCTAAAATAGCTGCCATTACTTGCTCTGGGTTTTGAGCTGAGAAAATAGCTAGATCTGCCATGACGTTCTCTTCCATTTCTGGAGCGTGCTTCATCTCGGAAGTTAGTCTTTCCATTATTCTGTGGTAAGCAGCTTCGCCCAAGGCTTCAGCAACTCCCATCAGTTCAGCGACTTTCTTAACTTCAGCGGTAGTTCCGTATTCAACCATCTTTCCTAGGACTTCATGAACGTCCATGCCTTTTGCTTCAGCATATGTTCTCATACCTTCCATAGTTCCGGGCTTCATATGCTTCTTTAGTTCGGCAATTGCTGATTCTCTAAGAGGATCAGCTGCTTCTTCTACTTCTGCAACGTTACCGTGTGCTGTAAGTCCCTGGGGGTTGTTAAGAGTCGCTAGCTCGGCCATAAGTTCGTCGATATTGATTTCTGTATCAGTTACAGCTGTCATATCATCTCCCGTCATGTCCATAGCGTCGGCTTCTAATTCGTCCTCTTCTCCTTGTTCCTGGTCGCCCATTACTTGCATAAGTACGTCCCGGATCAAGTCCTTAAGGTCTTCAACACTCATCTCTCCTACCTCTTCTTCAGCCTCGTCTTCTGATTCTTCAGAATCAACCTCAGCTTCTTCGCCGGCTTCATCTCCTTCTACTTCACCTTCTTCTGAGTGCTCCTCTTCCGCTCCGATTGCTTCTTCAAGGGTCTCTTCTTGAACCTCCTCAGCTACTTCTTCTTCAGAAATAACGGTGGTGGGTGCATCCTCTTCTTCCATCTCTGTGAGACGTTGAGCTAAAAGCTCTTTAAGTTGAGGAGTAAGAGACTCTTCCAAAGCAAGTTTTGCGTTAGCGATAGCAGCTTCACGAATTGATTTAGCGTCGGCGATAGCCTGCTTAAATAAATCTTTGTTAGCCATAATGTTAACTTTGGATTTGTACACCCATTATATTTTGTGGGGCGTAATAGTAATTTTTTTTACTTTAAATATCGTATCATTCACGATATATTCTTATATAAATACAAATAAGTTATAAAAACAAAAAACCCCAGTCTTTCGACCGGGGCTCCCAAAGGTAGCGCCCTAGGGGAAAATTTATTTAGTCTCTAGCCTAGCTAAGGTCTTAAGATTGGCTAGCATTCTTTTCTTAAATTTGAGCTTGGTGCTCCGACTTAAGGGCTTAAATGCCGCTTTTCTTTTTTTAGCTGACCCTGCCATTACTTGGCCTTGCTTTCGGCTGTAGAAACTTTTCTGTATTCAGTCACGAGCTTCTTAAGCTCTCCTAAAGACTTTCGGGCTCTTGCCTTGGCAGCCTTAGTTTCTTTACCGTGATTGATTACAAACTCTTGATACAAAGTATCAATTTTTTCGAATAACTCTTGTGATGTCATAACAAATATAATTAAAATTAATGTTTAGGGTATTCCCTTAGTTTACATATCCTCCATGGATACGTGTCTACCGTTAGGGTAGTATAGGTCGGTTAGCTCTTCTAGCTGATCTGGGGTTAGTTCGGTTCCGTCAACAAAGGTGGCCTTATCGATGAACCACTCTAGTCCGTTTCCAAAGTCGTCTTTACCTAGTTCAATAGAATCAAAGTTTACCTGTTTTCCGTCAACCATGTATTCCCCGTCTTTCATTTCGGCCGCTTCGTTTACACTTAGCGCCTTAGAGTTAGTAGTGAGTTTGTTCTCTACTAAGAATTTTTTTAAATCGAAATTGTTCATTTTTTTTTTATTTTTTACTTTTACGCTCTAAGAATGTCACCTATGATGTTGTGAAGCCGGGCGTAAGGATCTACTACCTGCTTTACCTCATTTAAGGAGACGGGGTTTAAAAATGCTCCGTGAGTGGAGGGATTCGATACGAAATCCCAACACACAAGTTCGAAGTCGTCCTTCACCATTAAGGTATTCTCACCGATGGGCTGGACTGAGCCTGTGCCTCTTGAAGAGATACCGATCGTATGACCGCCCTTGATGATTTCTTTCACGATGTTGCCAGCTGGGGTGTTCAGTAACTCAACCTTACCCATTAGGTTATCTCCATCCCACCAAAGATCCTTCACCACGTGGGAAGCATTTTTTAGTGAGACGATAGGTGATTCCGGGTGATCTAACTCCCCGTATGCATTACCCACCTTAACGAAAGCTTCCATGTACTTCTTGACCTCTCTTGCAAGGATGTCTTTTTCGTAGATCCTTCCGTTTTGGTTCTTGGCATTGGCTCTCTGCATAACACCCACAACCTCGAAGATACCGGGTCTTTTTACGGACTCGGTGATCGTAGGACGGAAAGGGGTATATTCAATTAAGAGATTTGCCATGATTATGATTCTAGAGTCTTCTTAATTAAAGACTTTACTGCTTCTTTGAGCTGGGTTTCTTGCTGCGAGTTAGATTCTAGTAGAAAAGGACCTGGAAGGTCTTTAATTATTTTAGCGAAATCTTCTTTCTTCCACGAGGGAAAGAGCTGGTCTTTTATATCACCTAATTTACCAGCTGCAAGATCTTTAAAATCTTTTAATTTTGTATTATAAGCGTGTTTACCACTATTCTTTAACGAATTTTTATAGATATCAAACTCCATAATGTGTTTTTCAAGTTCCTCCTCCGGTGCACCGTCGCCTTCTTCGAGCCGGGGTACATTCATCGTTCCTGAAATATCGTAAGTGCCGTCTTCTTTTTGTTTCGCAGATGAATCGTAATCAGTAGTGGTGGTTCTTCGAGGATCGATACCGGGTTCGTTAACGTCATCTTCACTCATGTTTGGACTCTCTGCAAGGGCTTTAAGTACTTTCTCAAAATCTTCCTTCTTCCACTCTGGATAGTGTTCAGTTTTTGTATCAGCCGACTCACCAGCTGCCATATTTTCAAAATCTTTTTTTGCCTGCATTTTCCAAATCAAAGGATTTTTCTTATAGTGGTCTATATTTCCTTGTATTTCCTTTTCAGATGCACCGTCACCTTCTTTATACTCGTACGAATAACCAGATCCTTCCTCTTCATCTTCGTACCCCTCTTCAAGCTTAAACTTGTTAAACTCTTTTTTAAGTTCGTGAGCAGACATCTTAACGTAGTGTGTAGGATTTGCAAGCACTTTTTTTCTAAAAGCTGCTCCTACGGAGGCTGGTTTCTCAGCTACTGTATCAGCAATATCTCCTAGCTTATCTTGAACTTTGCTAGAAGCGTTTCTCTCAACCCTGTCTAGAGCAGTCTCTTCACTTAGCTTTGCTTTCTCCATCTTCTCACCGGGTTCGGTCATGGTCTGGGCGTTCTTGTAGCAAAGAGGATCTTTGATAAGCTCTTTAGCAGCTTTCTCTTTTGCTTTTGCGTACTCTTCTTCTGAAGGAGTACCGGTGATGCCTGCAGCATGAAGCTCGGCTTCAATACCGTGATCCAAAAGATCCGGTGCAACCATGTCGATAGGATCTACTTCTGGCTTCTTGTAAGCTGTTACTTCAGCTTTCTTAGCCTCTACCACCATCCCCTTGTTCTTAAGGATAGCGACGGTGTCTGCAAAGCTGTTGAATTGGGTAATGAGGTTAGAGTGTGCTAGTCTAGCATCTCTTACGAATTGTACTTTAGAGAAGTTTCCTTCTAAAATAGCATTATATTTTTCTTGTAGTGTTTTCATCTGAAATCAAACAATTTAGTGTTGGAAGGTCTCTTTGGTCTCTCTGTCTTAGTGTAACCAAAGCTCTTCATTGCGGTGACGGCTCTGTTGTCTTTTTTCCCTTTCGAAAAAGCGTAAGGGGTTTGGGGCGCTCCTATCGCTCCGGTGACGTTCATCTCGCTGAGCCGGTCTAGGATAAGTTCTCTGAGGAGCTCGGTGAATTTATGCTTTTTCATAAAGTCTTTAGCTCGTTAACAAGTTCATAGTACTGAAGGAGATTGACGATGTGATTGTCATCAATCCGGGTCTTCTTATCCAAAGGCTTGATAAGCTTTTGAACTTCGTCGATCTTGATCTTAATAATCTCGTCTTTGACCTTAGGGGTAAGAGCATTAACTTCTATAGAAATTTTCTCTAGCTCCTCGTTGATCATATTCCTAAGCTTGACCTGTGACTCAGAAGCGGTGATAAACTCTCTAAGGATATCTTTCTGCTGAGGTAGGAAATTTTCATACTCTCCGTTAAACTTCTCCAGGAGAATCTTGTAAGTAAGTAATCTTAAATCCTTATCGTACTTTGAAAACTCTTCGATCATCGCATCCTTAACATCGTCTTCGTTTTGCTTCTTAGCAGTCAAGTGCTCTAGAATAGTAACTCTGTTATCGACGATGAACTTAGGATCGGCAAGATCTTCAGAGCTTTGAGTCTCCATCAAGCAGTACAGAGCAGCCAGCGGCTTGTAGTCCCGGACCTTCATTGAGAAGAACTCCTCTAGGTCGTAAGACTCTTTGATCTCTTTGATAAGATCGTACTTCTGCTTCTTGATAGCTGTTCTATCTAACTTGTTTGAGATCTCGATGATAGTGGAGACGATGGTGTCGGCTTTGGGCTGGGATACTCCTTTGTTCTTAAGGATGTATTCGTAAAGCTTGAACTCTCTAACTAGCGATGTTTTACCTGTGTAGAACTTCTTGAGTACCTTCACGGCCGGGGAGTCTTTCCTCGATAGAGTGTCGGCAGCAATTTGCTTCACCAACAGCTCAAAAATAAGGCCTGTGTTTTTATACTTCGAATGCTTAATTTTCATGAGTATGTAAGTCTACTGATATAAATATATGTTACTTCTCTAAATCCTTAATATTGCTTTCATCTAGTAAAGTACTAGTTTCTGCAGTATGATCTTGTTCAAAGATTAGTTTTTTACGCTCTTTGAATAAATCCTGATTTTGAAAGAACACTGATTTAGTTGCTAGACTACCCTCTTTAAGTTTATCGTTCTGTGATTCATAACCGCCCTTCATATCGTGGGTACCTAGTCTGTCTCTCCCTAGGGGATCGTTCTGGGTGCCGTAGATGGACATATTTGTTCTTGGTCTGCCCTCGGGATTAGTTTCTCCTACAAGCTCATCATAGCCGGTGGGTACTTTCTGTCCGTCGACACCCTTCCTACCGTACATAGTGGCTAGGTCGTGAGGTGTGCCGTAGGATATCCCTGACTTGACAGGATCATTACCTTCGTTTTCAATTTGAGTGGTCCGGAAGGTTCTCTTCTTATCCTCTCTAATCAAATCACGCATCTCGTTGTACTGATCTTCGGATAGGTTGAAGATATTTTCGTAGATATAGTCTGATGAGAATAAAGCACTGCTCATCATCTGAGTTGCTAGATCAATCTTTTCTTTGAGTAGAGCTACCTTCTCCTGTTCGTAGATGATAGAAGGAGTTGTTAGCTTTAGTTCAAAGTTAGTAAGACTCTCTCCTTTGTACCCCTGGGTGTAAAGGTGTATAAGAGCAATCTTAGTCAGCTCTGATTCTAGGATGCGCTGGATTCTCTCTACTGTTCTAGCAAAGCGAATATCCTCGGCAGCAAGAGTTGCCTTGCCCTGCAAGTCTCCTTCGTAACCGAAGTATGCCTTGGGTATCTTAAGGGCAGCAAACATCTTATCTCTTAGGTAAGAGACGTCGTTGGTTCCGTCATACTCTAGTCCCTTGGTCGTATCGATTCTGGTTGAAGTATCACCTCCACGGACCGGGATATAGAAATCCTCGATCATATTCTGCATGTTAAAGCGAAGATTGTACTGTCCGGTTTGCGGATCTACGTACGGGGTCTTCTTCATCTGGTTGATGGTCTTCTGCATGAACTGCTCCACCTCGTTAGGGGGTACGTTACCGACGTTGATGTAGAAGGTCCTCTTCTCAGGAGCTCTCATGATCCTGTGGATAAGCATTGCATCCTCCATAAGGATGAGCTGCTTGAATACCTTCCGGGCTGGCTCTAGATAAGACCTGCCGTAGGGTAGGAAGTTAGTATCAGACAGAAGACGGAAGTGTGCTACTTCGTAGTTGTCTAACTGGATGATTTTGTCTTTGTGTCTGGGGATGTAATTAGGGTCGGTCGATGAAGCGATACCGTCAGGATCGATTGAGAAGGTGACCTTAGCTGGGGCTTTAGGGTCCTGGCTCTCGTGACGAACCATGCTATAGACGGTATAAGGGAGGACGTTGTAAACTCCGAACGTCTCAGCAATCTCTAGCTTAAGGAAGAAGTCCCCATACTTACACATATTCCTAGCCCATGACCATAAGTTAAACTCAATGTTTAAAACGTCGTAGAATAAGTTGTTGAGAATCTTCTTTACGTTCTCATCCGAGGTTTTTATCGTCAAGATGTCACCCATATCATTTCTCAGGCAAGACTCGTCAGCGATAATATCAAGGGCTGAAGCGATGATCGGATCAGTATCCATTGCCTCGTAATCGGAGTAGAGCTGAATCCTTAACGTTTGATAGTTAAGGTTTGGGTTGAAGATATTTTTGTTATTGTAGATGTAAAGTCTAGAGAAGCGGTCAACCAATGAATTGGTCTCGTAACGTCCAGTACTCTGGATGTGGTTTACGTCTGCTATCTTTAACTGATTCCCACCAACGTTACGTATTACGACGTCTGTGGAGAAAAGTCTCTGTAGTCTACTAAATAAAGAAGTGTTAGCCATTCAAAAGCTGTTTAAGTATAAATAGTCCTAACGGAGTAACCAGGTTAAATCCTCTTTTCCGTGCGGAGTATCCATAGTATACGGATTATTTTTCATATCTCCAACATTATACACAGGAGCCTGGCGGGTATTTAGGCTTGAGAAGGAAGATAACTGGGCTCTAGCCAGGTCCATACCTTGCTGGCGGAGTCTTAGGGCTGTATCTCGGACGTATAGCGCAGTAGCAAAAGCGATTATGAGATCGTCGTTATAACCGCTCTGTGCTTGAGCTTTGCCGTTTTTCCATACAAAGACTCTCATCTCCTCTAGCAGTCTCTTGGACTGAATAGTGACTGATTTATCTCTGATGTATTCCATCATCTTAGCGATTACTAGAGGACGGGTCTTCATAGACATGGTAAAGCCTGGGACTAAATTCCCTTTCTCATACTTATTCATATAGCTCTCGACCGTATCCTGGTCTGATCTAGAGGAGTAGTATAGGTTGGGGTATTCCCGGTCTAGGACCTGCTCGATGGTAGCCCATCCCATGGATGCGTTTTCAATCACTAGCAAGGCGTTGTTATATTCTGAGGCTATGCCCACTAATATGTTTCCGAAGTCACGGGGAGATACCTTGCTCCTATATTCACCGATTTGCGTAGCCGCTTCGATATCGATGATATGAAAGGTGCTGTAGTCGGCTCCGTCCCCTCTTGCTACGTCAGCCACAACCATATAAGACTTAGTGTAATCAGGGTACTCCCAGATCCATAAATTGCTATCTACTCCTCTTCTCTCGTTGGGGTCCTTGCGGTAGGTCTGCTCGTAGAAGGAGAGGTACTCAGGCTCAAAGACTGTTTCTCCTGAAGAAAGGAAGTCACAGTCACATTCCTGTGCTGCCATCCTAGGTCCTAGGTCGTTATCCTGTAAGTCTCTCCAGGCCTGGGTTCTTTCCGGATGCACGGTCCAGGGCAGACGTATGGGTATGAAAGAATTCTCTGACATCTCTGCTTTAGCCCAGGTCTGATGAAACCAGTTCCCTACACCGTTCGGGGTAGATAAAGCCATACACTGTCCTCCTGTTGCTAGGGTCTGCTGTGCAGCAGCGAAAGTCTCATCGATGTTATCGATAAACGCAGCTTCGTCAATAATCAGTAGCGATACAGCCTCAGATCTAGCAGCATCGGAGTTCGATGATTTAGCAGCGATCCTTGATCCGTTTACAAGCCGTAAAGAAAGTTTGTTTTTCTCTAAGGACTTAAGCCGCAACCAGCTCGGAAGCTGCTCGTACATAAACTGTACCTTGGTGACTAGGTTCCGGGCTGTGGCCTGGGTGGTTGCTAATGCGAGGATGTTCTTGTCCTTATGGAAGATCATCAACCACAGCGCATACCCTGATGCTAGGGTTGAGATCCCAAGCTGCCTAGATTTTAAAGTAATCAGAAATTGATTATCTTTGAACAGATGCAGGACCTTATCCTGGAAAGGGTATAGATTGAAAAGAATCCTGCCTCTCTGGGGATGCTGGATGTAGCAATACTTACGCATAAAGTATGCCGGGTCTTGGGCACACTTGGCGTATTCTTGTATTACTAACTGTTTTACATTCAGCGGCTGTTCGCTCATAATACCGTCAGTCCTAGTACCAGGGCAGCGCCCGTCCCTAGTCCGGTTAATAACCCTTTCCAGTAGTTGGCGGCTTTGCCGGCCTTCAACACTGCAATTTCTTTCTCTCTTGTCTCTAGCTGAATCCCTTTTTCAGTAATAGTTTCATAGAGAGCTTTAGTAATACCGTCTTTCTTAACGATCTGCTCTTTCTGAATATCTATGACATCTCTAAGCCCTTTAGCTTCTCTGATCCAGCTCTCAAGCTCGATCTTGCAAAGGTCACCTGCCTGCAGGTCAGCAATTACTTTTCTTGTAACCGTCTCCGGTAGGCAAACTAAAGTATCTTTATTAACGACTATAACGCTCTGCGAAATAGCGGGCAAGCTCAGCAGTAGAAAGCTTGCTAAGCTCAGCCATCCTTTTATTGAATTCATCTCTTTCTTTTTTACGTTTTGTTTCTTCTCCTTCTAATGCTTTGAGGGTAGAGTCGGCTCTGTTTTGAAGTCTTAGTGCCTCATTCTCTAAAGAGAAAACGACCGTCTTCAAAGAATCTTCTCTTGCTTCAGATGCCTCTCTTACTGCCTTCAATTCAGTCAAGTACTTTTTCTTGTAAGGGTTTAGTAAACCTGTGAACATAAGGATTGCTAGTGCAACTGCAATAACTGTGATAATTGATTGTAATTTGTTCATAGCTTAGATTAGAATCCTAGTAGCTGAGGGGCTTTGTTGCTTTTGGTAAAGTCGTTCTTAAATTTGATATCACCTGATAGTACTGCGGCTTTGAATTCTTCACGGGAGTATATCTTATAATTCCCTTGCATGTAAAGTAAAATTAAATCACTGGGTTCAGTTGCGTAGAAGTTATCAACATACCATCCGTAAAGCGTGTTGCGAATTTCACCTATATTGGCAAAATCAGATCCTGCAAAAGCGTCTTGGAATTCTCTATTCACCGCCTCTCTGACCTTTGTCAAAGTTGCAGGGTCTAAATTAGCTTTACCGATCTGTTCGAGGTACTTGGCGAGGTTAACTGCTTCCGGGATTTGCGTTATCTGTTCTAAGGATTCAATTAACTGCTTTAAGTTACCGTGACGCTCTCCTAATCTAGCTGAGTCAGCTTTAATTTCTATACTAACTCCTTCAACATCTACGTCTCCTACTGATCTTTTAACCCCGTCTTTCATAAAGAGAGCCAGGCCGTACTCACCTTTGCCAACTCCTTTGCTTGTACGGATAGAAGAGAAGTCAACTATTGGCTGTACCAGCTCCGTAGGTAGGTTTGTCTGCTTTACAAAGAAATCAACTAAACTGCCTCCAGCACTAGCTCTTAAATCACTAAGGCCGGGCATGGAGTCGGATTCAAGAAATTTAAGAAGTTTTTCTTCAGCATTCAATCTCTGGGCAGTTGTTAGTACTAGGTACTTACTTTCCTCCATACCTTTTTCGGTAAGTATTTCAGATATTTTTGAAGATATTCCTTGACCTTTGCCCTGTATCTGAGTGTATAGATTCTTAACGAATTCAGCAGGCAGATCGTCTTTGCGAGTCTTAAGGAGATCCATAAGAGCATCTACGGTGATTTCAGATTCCTCCTCTTCTTTTACTATTTCAGTATTGGTTCTCAAAGATGCTTCAGTAAGGTTAATTTTAAATAATCCTTCTAAGATACGAAGATCTTCCTCAGAGTCCAACTGCGGATAACCCTTAGCACATCTCCAAGACCATTCCTTGATTATCTTGTCGACTAAATCCATTATAGTCCTGCGAATACGTCCTCTCCAGCTCCGGGGGTAGTTGCGGGGGTTTCTGCTCCTGTCTCGGCTCCTGCTTCAGCACCGGCATCAGCACCGGCATCAGCAGCCGGTTCAGGTGCTCCTGCTCCTGCGAATACATCTCCTCCTGCTCCCTCTTCTCCTCCTAATGCATCCATTCCTGTCTGGATTGGACCGTGAGAGAGAATGATGCCGATCTTGTCGAGTGCCTGCTGGTACTCCGGTAGGTTGGCTAGGTAGTAGCGCTTGCCCTCGATATTGGCTTCAAAATTCTTACCCATCCACTTTAAGACCATATCTTGTCCGGACTTAAACTCTACCTTGAACGTAGAGGGTTTAGGGGACATCCATCCTACCTTCTCTACAAATTGCATGTACTGAGGGGTTAGGAGGTGGGTGAGAGTCTTTTGGAGGGTAGGAAACTTACCGAGAATATTCAATGTAGGGTCTGTTTGGTCCCTCTTCGGTCCTTGGACCGGGGGCTGGGCAGCCTCAATAAGCACCTCAAAGTATGCCTCTTGAATTATATCTTTAAGCTTATTTAGTTTCATTTCTTCTTAGAATGCTGGGCGATTGCTGCGCCGATCTTAACTCTTCTACCTTTGAGGTACTTATCAGTCTTGTCTACTTTGCCGTCGTTGTCGATATCTTCATCTTCATGACCGACCGGGTCTAGTTCTTTAGCTTTTTTTTCTTCTGCCAAAGCCTGATCCATTGCAGGTTTAGCTAGTTCAAATTCAAGGTAGTGCTTGGCGCTGCTAACCATTGAGTTTGCTTTTGTGATTTTAGACTGCCACCAGGCTGGAAAATCAACTTCAGCCTCACTGTCAAACTGGTCTACCATCTTATAAAGCTCGATAGCGTATTTTGCGATCTGGTAAAGCTCTGATTTAATCATATGCGGTTCGTGATCCTCATGTCCTAGGTCTAAATCTTCATCTAACGATTCAGCAAACATATCGTTAACTAATTCTTGAGCCATTGAGTTTAAATCAATCTTATTATTGCCACGACCCATATTCCAAACACGCCCTAATGCAATTTCAAGATAACTAACTCGATCATCTGAAGGAATCATAGCTTCTTCGGCTGTAATTGTGTCTCCTTTTTGAGCATTATCAATTTGCTTTAAAAAGTCAGGGTTTGCTACACCAGCTCTCATTGCTGCTTCTTTTGCCCGTTTTTTTGATTCTGGATCACTTATTACAGTGACCTCAACTTCAGTTAACACTTCTTTAATAGCTTTTAAAATATCTTCTTTTTTCATCTTTCCTTTGTTTGGTGCTACGAAATAGGCATCATCGCCGTAAGTTGATAACCCTTCTTTGAAAGGTCTTGGGCAAGGGGTTCCTTTGACGTGAGTATGTCCGCATCTTCCGCAATATGTAGCTTTCTTTTCAGTCAGTACTTCTTTAATGGCTTTTAAAATAGCTTCTTTATTCATCTTTGATTTTTTTTTAGCTACATTTCTATTTTCCTTATAAAAATCTTTAAGTTCTTTAGTGGAGAGATTGCTTATTAGTTTATCGTCTTTTACTTTTTTTAGAAAATCTTCAACGGTTTCCGAGTTAGTCGCATGAAGAATAAGGTCCCCTAAGTCGCTTTCCTGCAGCTTCATATTATTTAGCTAAGAAAGCTCCTCCTGCTGATAGTTTGATTTCTCTGATCTTTACATCTAGGTTTAGACCAGCTGCTAGCGGTAGGTTTGCGGCTGTACTGCCATCTGCAAACGTAACAGATTGAACTACAGTGCTTGAGGATACTGAGGTGATTGCTCTCCAGCTACCTGATACTGGGGAAGTACCTGTTAGGTAAAGGCCTCCGTTGAAAGTTACTTTAGACATGGTAAGGTTTTTTCTTTATAAATAGATCACTGACAGTGATAGTTAAGGTACCTCTGCAGGGCTTTTGCATACGTAGTGCCTTTGTCTTTAAGTTTACCCCTAGCCGCTCTTACTTTTGTACATGAAAGCTTACCTAGCCTCTTTTTGAGGATGCCTGGATTCATAGGATCGTGAATTCCTTCTGCCAGCACTTCGGCTGCTAGTTCCTGTATTAGGTTTGCGAATTCTGTATTTTTCATCTCCATCCTACTACTTCATCATACTGTGCCTGAGTCCAGTATGAATAGTAATCTCCTGTTTTTAATCTATTAGACGCCTGTGTTAGGTCACTGAGTGACTGTATTACATATAAATAACACCCATTAAAGGTTGTTCGATGACCGTTTACTGTAAATGGATTGCGAGGATCGTTGTCTAAGATTACTTTATCTTTAGCTTTAAACATAAAGTTAAGTTCTTTTATCTTCTGCTCCAACTCCTCTATAGTAAAATCTGTGTACTGCTTAAAATAGAAAATGCTTACATCGAATTCGGTAGTATCTACCCGGTCGATTAGCAGTTCTAAATCTTCTATGTTTGTTAGAGCAGTTATATCTACTCTCTTCTCTTTGACTGCTTTAGCGGCATAAGGACAGATTGGACCGTTGCCAAGCTTGCCAGGCTCCTGGATATACTTTATCCACTCCTGGAGCTGGTCTTGCATTATTCCTTATCTTTGATCGGTCCTCCTACCACCCAAGCATCGCAAGTTCTAGAGGCTGCGCATTTAAACTTTAGAAATCTGCAGTATCCTAGCTCACCGGCATCAATCACATCGTAAGGATCTTCCGTACCCATGTCCGATCCGATGCCCTTGGCGATACAGTCTAGGGTCTTGGTCGTGATATCGAAAGCAGCACAAGTACCGCATACCATATTCTTAAGCTCTTCAGCTGTATCGACCTGCCACATATCCATCTTCTTCTTCCAGAACTTTTCGTTCTTTTGGGAAGGGTCAGCAGGGCCGTATCCGTATTCGTCAATAGCTTTCTGTCTGTTCTCAAGATTGAGGTCGATGTCTTGGGTTGCGGGAGGACATTTAACCTCCGCTTCGCTGATAAGTTTACTTAGCTTCATCTTGCTTGACGATTTGATCGTAATGATCCATTGTTAGAGTTTCACCTTCTGTGGAGAGTCTGATAGCGTTATCGGCTATAAAGTGTAGGTCTACGTCTGCTTGGGCATCTTCTCTCGCGTACTCCAGAAGTCTGATGAATAGGGGAATATCCAGAGTAACTTTGTCCTCCGGGTTGCTGGCTTCTAAGAGGAGGTCTATTAGTTTCATTTCTTTTCTTTTTTAAGAATCTCTTTTCCAGCCTTAACAGCATCTTTGTAAGCCTTGGAGTTAGGGTGAGATGGTTTTTCACCCCTTGCTCTTTGTGCTCTAATGTTAGCCCATAGTCCGGGTTTCTCCTTGATTACCTCTAGGAGTAGCTCACGCATGAAAGCGTGCATAGCAGATTTACTTACCTTGGCCACGGTACTTCTTGGTATAGTTCTTGCTGGTTTTAAGAACTGAAGTCTTGGTCTTAGAATGTACCCCCGGTCTGCTGACCTTCGGCCTGTCTTGAAATGTTGATACTGCTTGAGACTTGATCTTAGCCATTACTTGACTTTGACGACGTCCGCTTTGAGTACTTTAACTCTTTTTCCCTCGATGATTGCAACGGCCTTCTTTCCTAGGTTGGAGACGTATCTCTCAATCTTTTTTCCCTGGTAGTACTCTCCTGGGGTAAGAACCGGGGCAGTAACAGCTACAGGAGCTGCTTCAATTACAGGAGTCAATTCGATTTCCGGGGTTATCTCCGGGGTAGCTACAGCTACTAGTTCTTCGATAATCTCGTTATCAGTATGCTTTTTCTTTGCCATGTTTAAAAATTTTTATAAGTAAATGACCAGAACCTTTAATGACCCGATGCCACTCGTGTTTCTTAATAAATATCCTTTCACCCTCTTTAAGAAGGATGGGCATTTCATTGTCTCTTTGGAACTGCCAATCACTAGGGCAGAGTGGTTCTACAGTACGATCTTCGTCGTCCCTATGCCACATTAACTCTATTGGGTCAATGTTTTCGGTAAATTCTCGGATGATGTATTTGTCTGTAACTTCTAGATCAGTGTAGGGTCTCATTTGAGTTTTACTATTACACCACCACTAGTACCATATGGTTTTACAATAGCATTAGGGAATTCATATTTAATATACCGTGTGTAAAGGTTTAATCTAGATACATTTGCAGTTTCACCTTCTTTTTTTGATGGGGTGAATGTTATAGTATCAATTTCAGGGTGATTTTGAATATCTTTTTTAATAATAGCTGTTACAGTTGCCATAACTCTAAACAGTTCACCTTTATTTGTTACAATATCATCTCGTTCCAAATCCGGTTCATCTTCATCTGAGACATAGAATCTTACTCCTAATACGTTAGTTGTATCCTCGTCATAGAAATCTAAATCATCATATTGTAATTCTACAGTATATGGATAATTTTCAGTATAAAATCCATAAACTCTCATAACATCATAATCACCATAAAAATCAAATTTATATGGTTGAGAACTTGAGTCTCCTATTTCTTTTATAAGATCTATTAACTTAATCATATCACCAGAAACCACCAAAGCTTGATTTAAGTCCAATCAACTTGGCGTACCTTGGGAGTCTGCAAGACCAGTACCCGGGCTTGGTTTTATCGTTTTTCTGATCGCAGTTGTGACGGCTGGCAAAGTTACGGCGTGCTTCAGGATTGTTGATCTTAGCGGTCAGTCCTGTAGTGCCTCCGAAGTTAACTTTGATAGTTTTGCCGGTCTTAGGGTTGCGGGTGTAAACGAAGAACTTCTTAGGTCCTCCTCTTTTAGGTTTATTCAAAGCTACTTCCTTGCCCTGGTACTTAGCCTCGGCTAGTGCCTCGCTTGTAATGTCCACAACCCAGATATCGGGGTCGGGATTGGTACCTGAGTCAATCAGGCTGTGAAGGATATCTTCTCCTACTACGATCTCGTACTTTACTACTCCTGCCTCCTGGTACTTCAGGACTACGGGCATCTGGACCTGATCACTGTCAGTAAAAGTAACTAGCTCACCTGTTGCCGGATCTTCCATAACGGGGTCGATGTCGGAGTACTTTGCAGTATATCCGAATCCTCCGGACGCTTTGGATATATCAGAAAGCTTTTTCCACTGCTGTTCTCCCATCTTAAAGATCTGAGGATTTGTAGAGGCTTGAAGCCAGGTTGCTTCAGCGTCGGGGATTACAAAAGTAATCTCCTCTAGCATCGGGAAGTCTAAAGGTACTTTTTTACCTTCGAATTCTGCATACTCACCTACCTGGGTTTCAAACAAAAGCTCCATATCTTCTAGACATAGATTCTGTAGCAGACCTTCGTTCATAAGCAGACGTGCCTGACGAATAGTGTTGAAGTATTCCTCTGACCCTGGACGGTAAATATTCTCGTATAAAGGATTGCCGGTCTGCAAATGGTAGCGAAGACCTTCCGTTAGTACTGTCGTAACTTTTGACTCAGTTAAAATCATTCAAGTTTCTTTATAAATAGTTACTCCAGGTGCTTCTTCAGGTGGTCAAGATATTGATTGACGTTCTTGATGATTTCGGCTTTTTGCCGGGCAGGATTGTTTCCCCAGTCCTCTACTGTACCGTCCTCGGTAACGAAGGAGATTGACTCTCCTAGCTGCTCGATCATCCATTGCTGCAGACCCTCAGCCCAGCCCTGCATGTTGCCTTGCATCATCTGCTTTTCATACTCCTGGTATAACCCGGCTCGTCTAAGACCTGCCTCCATATCGATGGTACAATCAAAGCAAAAGCCGTGGATCTTATACATTTTTTTAGCCAGGTGATGGTTCATAGAACCGCTGCATTTAGGGCAGATGAGCGGGGTCTGAGCTAGCTTCTTAGCACCGTCGAGTTTGGTGACATTCTGTCTAACACCGTTTTTAATGGTCCAGGTCCTACCATCTTCTAGCCAGGTTTCGCCCTCGGTATGCTTTTGCTTTACCTTCTCGTACCCTAAACCGACCATGGTCCGGCTGTTAAAATTTTTAGTGATGAGGTTCCGGGCTCTGTTTACAGCCCTCTCATCAAATTCCTTCTTTAGATGGCTTGACATAACCTAGTGTTTCTAATCTTCTGATAATTAAGGTGGGATCCCCGTTCTTGGGGTGATAAATTCCTATTCCTCCGGCATCTTTCCATCTCTCGATAGTATCTTCCCGGTCATCGATCAAGATGTCATCGGGTCCGGAGCATTCTAGGTGCTTTTCTTTAGCTTGTCTAAAGATGATAGGAGGGATAGGATCAAGTTCTCTATTCGCCCACTCGACTTTCCCGTCTCTGGATGATTGCTCGGATGAAGGAGCGGTAAGTAAAGTAGGGTTAAAATCCTGGATGTGCTTCCATAAAACTTTCCCGTAAGGGGTCCATTCCATTCCTTCCCAGAAGATCTGCCCGATCGGGGCGATGGCACTCCAGAACCCTGCCTTGCCTCTCCGTTCTTCATACTCGGCTGGAAGCATTTCAAAGTAGTGATCAAACCTCTGATCGAAGTCTGTCAGCACTCCGTCCATATCACAGTAGAGCTTGCCTTTAGGTTTTGGATTCTGCTCTTCTTCAGTAAGTAGTAAATCTGCTAATATTCCCATCTTTAGTTAAGATTTGGTATGCCTCCGATCTGAGGGATCCGGGCTTTAAACTTATCGTAGACTTCTTTCCTCTTCTCTATCGATATTACCCCGGTATCAACCAGGCTATCTAAGTACTGATCGACAGTTGACTGAAAGTCAGTCTTGTCGTAGTTTGCTTTCATGTAAAGTCCTTGGATGTTTGCATCCACTTCTTTAGGTAGCATGAAGTACTTGTAGAATGTCTCTGGATTCTGTCTGATCCTCTTGCGCATGGCTAGGTCACCCCTCATCCATTTGGTGGGCTGGAGCTGAGCTCCGGACTGGGTAAGGTGTTCGGTCTCATGACGGATAAGATCGGTCAAAGTAGATTGGATCTTTTGAAGGATGCTAGCACCGTCACCGGGATTAAACGCTAGAATAATATCTAGTTCTCCGTCTTCTGATGAAGCTTCTCCGTCGATGTAGTACTCCCCGGGCTTGACCTCATTAGATTGAGCAAACTTTAGGTTAACTTCTACAGTGATCGGTTTACCGTCTTCTGTTCTTGTACCTTTCTCACTCTGGCTTGTGAACTTGCCCAGGTAAGCGGTCTGGTATTCAGTTGATAGCATAACTCCTAAAGGAGACATCCCGTATTCCTTGGCAGTTTCAACGTCTTTCTTCTTAGGTTCTCTTAAGGTCTTAAGGTTATACCCTTTTAGCTTTTTACCCGATATTAAAACGTTTAAAGCATCGTTAACAGCCTGTCTAACATCAGCAACGATGGAGCGGTATTTAGTACCTTCTTCTAGGGTATCTTGATTTTTGATCGAATCCTCATACTCCCTCATAAGCATACTTCCTTTAAAATGTGCCTCTTTTTCAATCTCGTTTAACGCTGAATCCTCCTGGGTGTTGGTGGTAGCAATCATCGGCAGACGTCCTTCTAGATTCTGCATATGATGAATCATCTCATGACAAAAAGACCTCATGACGTCTTTGGGGTGACGGCCTGTCACATACAGCACGACTTCTTTCTTACCAGGATCATACGTAGCAGTCTTACCAAAAGTCTTAGCAGCGTTTTCTTCATCTTGTCTGGTTTTGATCTCCGGTAGCGGGACTACCTTCATACCTTTAGTTATCATATGCTCCAGTATCCCGGCGATATACGGTACGTAGTTGAAGTACGTTCCTAATTCGTTGATGGGTTTTTGCTGGGGTGTAAAGTCAGCAGGTCCTGTCGGTTCAGCCTTGTTGTAGATCATCGGGGTAATGACGATCGACTGACCGTTGAAATCAACGATGACATCATCCGGGGCTAAATCCCGAAAGTAAACCGTAAGGTCTTGCATCCTTTGACGGACTACCGATGGGACGACCGAGATCGGGGTGACGGGGGTACCCATACTAACTTCCGAAGTCTCTTCTTGCTTTTCAGCTTTTTCTTTTTTGCTTTCTCCTAGGAAGTTACTAAATACATCATCGATGGCTTCAGCCATTTTGTACTCAGGAGTTGCTTTTAAAATTCCGAGTACTACTTTTTTATCGTCTGCTGAAAGTTCTTCAGGCATCCATTGACCTGTTTTTAGGTAGTCGGCATCTGTTCTGACTGTGGTAGCAGATAGTTTTTCTTCGTTGATCGTTGACACAATTTTTAATTTTGCTTTATCGTAGAAATTGTCTTTGTTGAGCTGTAAAGCTTTAAATTTACCTGCATCTCCCGGATCGCTAGAAGAACCTACTACGTAGTCTTGCTTTGGGTTAGCTTCGATCTCCTGGTAGATTGAAAGGATAGGTGTGATCGGAGCGATTTCAATCTCGGTAGGCTTACCTAAGTACTTTGCATATACCTCCCAGATCTCTTTTGACTGCTGAGCTGTGATTATTTCTCCTTCTCTGATCCTACCACCGATGTAAATCTTAATTAAATCTACATCCTTGCCTAGCTCTTTAGCGATGTGGAAGTGACCGCGGTGAGGTGGCTTAAAGCCGCCCCCATAAAGTCCGATCACAGTTCCTTCTGCTTCAGTTAGCGTTTGAGCAACGGCCGCTAAAGCCTTCTCTTTATTATCTCCTTTAGGAGTACCTACTTCCCCGGACTTAACCGATACCATTGAGCGGAAGATTCCCGCTACGCGGTTCTTGCTTCTAGGATTTTTTAGCGAGCTTGTGACCTGGTCTAAAAGTTTTTCAAAAGGCTGGCTTAAATCAAAGTCCTTAAGAAGGTTTTTAATATCCTCCCAGTTATTGGATTTCCAAATCTCTTCTCTAGCTACTTCTTTAAAGTTATCCAGAGTTACTTTTCTAAGGGTTAAATTTACACTAGAGAGGTTGAATTCATATTCCTGATTTGCTTCTAAAGGCGGTACGTTCTTGATTCCCAGACGGGCAAATACTTCGGCCGGATCCTGCTCCAGCAGCGCAGTCTTAACTAATCCTAAGATCAAACCCTGCACTTCTGCGGGTAGGTCTAGGAATGAGTTCTTAAACTGATGCTCTACTTCTGAAAGCGATACCATGATATCTACCTGAATAGATTCACCGGGTGCTCCTTTGATAGGATACAGTACTGAGATGATCTCTCCTGAATTGTAGAATCTTTTACCGGCATACCTCTCGCTCTTAAAAGGTATAATCAAGGAGTCCGGCATCTTTGATACCGTATCGATGATCGCCTGCTTGGCTACTTTCTTATCATCATACTCAAAGGTAGCGATAATGTCTAGGTCACCGAAGTCAGGCTTTGAACCTGCTTTCACGCTCCCGGAAAGACTAGAGACTTTATAGCCCGGGATCTTACTGAGTACCTTCTCAGTAAAATCGTTAAACGTATCCTGGACGTTCTGTCTCTTGATTCTATTTCCTCCTGCTACACCGCTCATTTAATCTGGTACTTTATAAGATTTGAATCCTCGGGTAAGAATTTACCCTTTAGCTGTAACCTCTCCTGGCTGGCGATCCAGTAATCCTGAAGATCTTCCGGGATATCGGCCCGGGTGCTGTCAAGTATCTTAAGGTAGATGTCGTAGACTCTGTTAAGGTCCTGCTCACTTAAGTTCTTCTTAAGGGATTCAATGATGCTAAAATAGTTCTCTAATATCTCATTGCTGAAATCAGCGCCGTAGAGTTTGTTTAGTAGCTCGATGGCCTGGGCAGGAGTTTTAGCTTCTACTTCCTGGGTGTCTTTGTTCTTAACTCCGTAGTTATGGGAGAAGATATATCCTTTGTTAGCAAATAAAGCTACCAGGAGCTGGGTCCTATGCAGGCCCTTAACGTTACCGGAATAAACGCTAGAATAATAAGCGAACTTAAGCCAGTCTATATCTCCTACGTTTATATCAATCTGAACGTTCTTCTCTAATTGCTCTCCTGCCTCGTTGAACTGAGGGGCTTGGAGGAATAGCGCTCCTGCGGAAGATCCTTTTACATCAACAGCAAGGTTGGTATCAGACTCTTGGATTTTTTCGGCAATAGCTACGATCACTGCTCTTTTCATAAGCTGGTCTTCAGAGGCTGTCCTAGATCTCTTCTTAAAAAGTTCAAAGAGCTCCTGAACGTGCTTCTGATCTAAACCCCAGTCCTGGATCTTATCAAAGCTTTGGTCTGAGATCGCTAAATCGATATCTCCAGATACCTCTTTCTTGCCGGCAGAGCCTAGGGTCTGCATCTGCCTGAAGTGCGGTTCGGCTGCGGGGAATAACCTTTTGAATTCTTTTAAAAAGTTAAGCAGGGTAGGTTTGATATCCTCCCTGTTAATCTTATCTGTAGTTCCAAATACGTTTCCTCCCATTTTTTTTACTATTTATCTACCTAAAGATAGGCTCTTTATAAATAGCTTACAACTTTACCGATAAAGGATATGTCTGAAAGGATGGTTCATCGGCAGGATGCTCTAAAAGGTAGAGTTTATAGATGAGTTGGAATAGTTCAAAGTTCTCATCGATGTTATCAACTACTTTAAGCTCCCATCCCTTACCCTGGAATGCTCCGTCCTTGCTAGAGGCAGTTCTCTTAGTTGATTTTAGCCAGATAATACCTGTCCGGTCGATCTTCTGCCCGTACATCTCTTCCCAGGCCTTGGCGTAAGCCGATAGCTGTAACTCGTGAGACTTATGCAAAGAATTAGAAGTCTTAATATCCAGCAACCAAACCTCATCACCGATCTTGGCAATGATATCAGCAGTACCGGCATACTTATGGACGTCTGAGAAGGTAAATTCTTCGGTAGCAATGACGTCAGGGTCCATGGCCTTCCAAGCTTCAACGAACTTATTGATCATCTGCCATACCAGCAGCGAGTACTTAGCCTTGCCGTAATCATCCATCCACTGGACTTCCCCGCCTTTGATCAGCTCCTCGGCTGCATTGTGGACTGCCGTCCCTTCTTCACCTGCCCTTCTCATGATGAGATCGGCATTATGCCCTACGTCCTTAATCCACTGCTCAAAGAACTTATTTTTGGGCATGTACTGCAGGATCGTAGTAACGGAGGGGTAATAAATGCCTTCGCCTCTTCTGTAAACCCGGCGGTCCGGCAGAGTGATCTGCTTTAGCTCTCCGTCGAACTGAATGCGTTTTTGCTTATGCTCTAAAAGAAAATTGGAACCTGGATAAATCATACGAAAGCTAATTTGTGTCGGAGGAGGTCACTGAAAGTCAGCTCCTGGGACTGTTGAATATGGTGGGTGAAAGTAGTAAAACCCATCTGTGAAGGATCTTTATCGATCATGTCAACAAGGAACACTCGTTTACCCATAGCAAGGAATTGCTCAGAGTACCGTAGCGCACTTTTTAAAGCATCTTTATCCAATGCTATATAAATGTCTTGAACCTTGTTTGACACTAATTTTAACATTAAACTCTTAGATAAGGACTTACCTAGGATCGGGACAGCATTACGTTTAACAGCCATGGCATCGAAGACTCCTTCAACTAAGATGACGGGCTGGTCCCAGTTAATTAAATTCTCAAATCCTATCACATCCTTGGATGCGGGAGGATTCTTGTACTTAAAATAATTATTCTCAAAGGTCCTGCCAACGAAAAAGTTTAGCTGATTATTTTCATCGTATGAAGGTACGATGATTCTTCCAGCATAATCTCCGGTGGTGCAGTAGCCGATGTTATATTTTAAAAAGTCGTTCTCGGTAAGACCTCTATTGTAGAGGTAGTTCCTGATCTTGTTTGCAATAACGGAAGTCCGGGTGGCGGTAGTCAATGCCTGAAACTCTTTAGGAAGTTCTACAAACGTGACTTCGTAGTCAGCTGTCTCTCCTTTCCTGACAAGTCTTAAGACCTGGTTAGCTTCATCCTTACCAAGCTTCATCTGCCTTAGCAGAGACTTAACAGTCCTACCTCTAGCACTACAAACCCAGCACTCCCACGGATTCTCCCCCTTCTCGTTAGTACTCAGCTTGATCTCAAGCTTGGGTTTGCGATGGTTGCAGAACGGACAACTAAATGCATAGTTATCCCGGGCCCTCTTATTAGATTTCCCCAGTACGTTCTCGATTGCGCTTAGCAGTATAGGATTCTCCATGCGGAGGCATTACATAGTTATAACCTTAATATAAGAACGAAACCGCTTGTAACCAACTTAATAGTCGATAAGCTTTATATCACCATCGGCGGTTGCCATTACGTTGTTGTCATCTCCGAACATATCAACTTCTTCAGGATCAATGCCGGTTTGAACCAGCTCCTGCCTTGCACCGATAAAGACCTTCTGCAGGTACGGGGATAGGTCTGAAAGCAGGCTCTTATCTCCTTCGCTAAAGAACTGATCTAATATATGAACGTTCTTCTCAATTTCCTCAGAGTATTCTTGAGAGACCGGCTGTAGGTTTTCGATTTGGTACCAGCCTCCTTTTTCCATCTTTACTGCCTTACCGATGTTTGCCAGGTATTTAAATTTTTTACCCTGGGCTTTAATCATAGCCTCCATTTCGATGTCATCCTGGGTGATTTTTACAAGGTACCCTTCTCTAGGTTCGTACTCTAATTCCGGTACAGGTTTGGGTGCACTATAAACAACCCCTTGAGATCCTACTCCTACATCAGTAGCTCCAGCTGCTTTAAAAGCATCTTTAATTTTAGAGTAAGTGCTCTCAGTAAGAAGTGCTTGGATTAGTTTCATATAAAATCTTTCCTGTAGAATTTACCTAATATGTTATCGTTGTAGTATAACTCGTTATTCTCAATGGCACCGTATTTAAATAAATATTTACACTCATAGTAGGTAAGCATCTTTTTACCGGTAGCAAGCTCTAGAATCTCTTTATGGAACTCTTCTTTAGGGAAGGTTCTGGTTAAAGATAAGAACTCTTTGTTGGATCCGTAGTAACTAGCCCAGTCACTTTCTTTGGTGACTAATTTGGTGATAGGCTTGCGGCCAGGGCCAGTCTGTTCGGCGATCTCTTTTTTGGTGAGCTTAACCTTCCGGGTAAAGTACATGACTTTCTTGCCGATATATTTTTTGTTGGTAGGGGTGTGGGTGATCTGGTAGATAAATCCGTAAGTGCCTTCCGGCATATCGGAAATTTTAGTGATCATCCTACCCTTGTAAGTCCAGGTAGGTTCTGTCATGATATTAAATATCTAGTGCGATAACAAAAGTCATATCCGTGTACCTGGATTTAGGTATCGGTTGACCTAGCTTAGCTACTGCTATGAGTTCGTTTGAATCGTTGTAAAGTCCTACCGTTGTGATGTAGGGCTGGAAGTAGCTCCCGGTTGCGAAGTTGTAAGTTTCTCCGTTGCTGCCTGATTTGATGGAAGGGTTCTGAGAGTAGTTTAAACTACTTTCATTCACCCGGCAGCGGTACTGATGCTGGAAGATGGTGTGGGAGGCTTGCCAGTTTACATTAGTACCGTAACCAACAGAATTTTTTAACAAGGATACTAGTTGATCGGTTTTGCTGATAACGCCTACCCCGTGCGGGTAGAAAATATTACCTACGTTAGTACCTCCCCCTATAGTATAATCTACATTAGAGCTTGAAACAAAAAGTATCTCTACTGGCCCTATGTCAGTTGTTGGATCAGCAAACTCATAAACTGAGCTATCAGTTGTCATTACTCCTGTAGTTGCATCATAGATAATCCCTCGGCTATCAATCTCTTGTATCTGGGTAGAACTTACCAAGTAGAAAGGGCTTTTGATTGCTGATCCTTGCCATGACGCTGAGGCAAATGTATACTGTGCAGGAGGGGTAGTTGGATCTAAGGTGATTTGAGCGGAGCCGTCAAAACTTACAAACTGGGCTGATTCAGAATAGAAGGTTAGTACCGGGATTGTTAACGTGGTGTCGGTTGCAATTTGCAAATTCCCTTCTCCGTCGTCGGCGATAGTTATCGAACCTGTTATAAGAGTGAAGCTTGAAGGCTTGATTGCTTCTCCGAATCTATCCCTTCGAATATCTACTACAAAGATGTCTGTGCTGTCGGTGAGAGTCAGGCTCCGGGAGTAGAACAGAGTAGATTGGTTGTAATTTTCAAAACTACCGCTTTCGACTGAAGAACTGAAATTCGAATAATATAGATGATTTATAGAATCAAATACTAAGCTAGAGTATTGATTTTGTGTCTTTAAGGATGACGAAGAGAAAAGGGATGTTCTATCCCTAGTTCCGATATAGAACTCTACACCTGCACTCCCGCTGTCGCTGAAGTACGGTAAGGAAAATGATTTATGCGCAGTATAAGGTACTACGAATGCATCCTGCTTGTTTAGTCGTATAAATGCACTCATTCATTTAGAAATCAAGCTTGATTCTAATTAATGCTTCTTTAGTGAAGTCCTTTAGTAGGGGTCTTGATAGCTTTGCAACCGCTAGCAG